AGCCACGAGATCATCATGGGCGGCTTTTGCGTTTTTGAGCCGCGCGGCCCGTTTGGCGACATCATAGGCTAGGCCTGCTGCTTCACGGGCTTCGAGCACCTCCGCCGCTGTCTTGGCACTGGCCAACATCGTGGCGGCGCGATCGATCAGGCCGGGAAGGTTGTCACCAGCAAGAGGAATGGGAGTGAGCGCAGTCATTCCCGCGCCTCCGCCGGCTCCAGTGTCACCTTCAGCGCCCCCACCTTCACGGTGCGCGCAGGCTCGAGACCATCACGCCAGGCCTCGGGCAACGCGTTGTACTTGCGCTCGGGGACGGTCAGCTTGGTGTCAATGAACTCAGATGGATCATCGCCGCTGTCAGCAATGTTCGCTGCGATCTGCGCCAGCTTTTCCTGGTCCCAGTCGACGCGTTTGGGCAGATCGGCCACCACCGTGTAATCGCCATCGACGAGGCGGACGGTGCCAGTGTCCTTTCCACAGGCCCGACGCGCCTCGGCGGCGCGGGTCGCGTAGCGGACCTCAAGGGCCGTACTCAGCCGGGTCGTGGCCGATTTCAGTGTCTTGGTCGCGTGATCGAGTTCAGCTTGCAGGGCGGCCAGCATTTCTACGGGCATCTGCGCCAGGTCACCGGTCGGCATGTTGAGCATATCATCCACGCTCGGGGTGTTTTGGGGATAACTCATGGGGTCTCCTTTTCGGGGGATGGGTCAGGTGGCCGCAGCAAGCTGCGCGACGGCCTGTTTGGTGCGGGATGTCTTGGGACGGGCGATGGCCTGATAGGAAAACAGGTCGGGACCCAGCCGCTCTTGAACGAGGTGCACGAGACCTGCCCCTTCGCTCCAGAAGGCACGGTCGCGTAGACACGCCAGTTCAGCGCGGGCATTCAGGTCCAAATCCGACGTGACCTTGTCGGCATCCACCGCGAGATGACCGCGATGGTATTCCAGCCGGTCGCCCGGCAAGGCCTGCGCCACCCAAGCGCAGAACTGAATCTCGCTGATGGGCGACTTTTGACGGGTGATGGATGTGGGACGCTTGGGCATTTTAATGACCTCCTGTTTTTCCATTACTCAGGCCCGCACAAAAACGTCCCACCCCGGGCCAAAGCCGGAGATGACGAGGTGGGGTCGGAGACGACGAATGCGGCGATAGATGCTTGATCGGCTGCCAAAGCCGGCCTGCGTCAGTTCAGCGACAGGGTGCAGGGACAGGGCACGGCAAAACCGACGATCGCTCGGATAGAGGGATTTCAACGCCGTTTGCAGCGCAAGTTGGTCATCGGGCAGTTCCGATGAAACAGACGCATGATCCGTGGCAATGCCTGTGACTGCCTCCAAGGGCAGCATTGCCCCGCCTTGGGCGGTCAGGCGGTCGCAGTGACGCTTCGCCAACCGGCTGGCCTTGTGGCGCATCACCGTTTTTGCGAAAGCACCGAACGGTCCCCGAGCGGGGTCGAAATGTTTTAGCCGCGCGAAGAGATCGACCAGAAGATCCTGCCGGAAGTCTTCCGCGTCCTGTTTGGGAACCCCGAGCTTGCGCTGCAGCCGGATTCCCTCCCAACCAGCGAGATGGATGATTTGGCAAATATCTTCGGCCGACAGACCGCGGTCGGCTTCAGCCAGCGGCACGGCATGTTTGCTTTGGATGGAATTGTTCTGGCTCATGGAGTTCTCCGTCACTGTTGATGACGGAGTGATGCCAAACGCCCGGTATGCGGTCGTCCCACAGTTGGGATGTAAACGACGTTTTTTTCAGAGGCTGATTTCAAAGAAGAATTTTGGCGCTACACCGGCCCAGCATACGAACGCAAACCGGAACATACCGGCGCATACCAAATGCAACCCGAGTGCATACGAATCGTGCCATCATTCCGGCAACAAAAAGCCCACCGGGATTCGGTGGGCGACGTACGTGGCGTTCGTGTCTCAGGGCTAGAGAGAAACCCGGCGCAGCCAGTCCCGGAAGTCGAGTGCAAGTTTATAGTACCCGCGGCGACCAGGCACGATCACCAAAAGGCGCTTCCAACCAGGATGCCGACTGAAAAGGCTCGCCATGCGCTGCGAACTCGACCCGGCGGCATCGAGGATTTCGAGATATTGAAGTTCACTCACGCCTTTTCTGTCCTGTTCGCTCATATACTTCAGAGCTTTCGCCTGCGTGTGCGAAAAGGAAAACGTCATCCCGTCGAATTCGAAGTATCTGAAATCAATATCAACTTTTCTCTCAGCCTCCACAGTCTTGCCTGCATTTCGCCTAAACGCCTGAAGATTTGCCCGTGTCACCAGGGCATCCACTTTTGCCAGACGCAACCCATTCCCTTCACGCAGTTCCGCAAAAACCCCCTCCGGCAGTTCAACAGTACAGGCGACGACCTCCCCACTGCGAACGAGGCGATACGCATCGGCCGTCGATAACTGTGCGAGGGTATTTACCCATTTTTTGCCCAGGGGCACATAGACATGTTCATTATGGTCAACTTCCTCCCAGTAGTAGCGTTCGACCTGCTGTGACACCAATCGGATGCAGATTCGGAGCTTCCCAGACCAGACGAGTTCCCGAATGACAGGATCCTTGAGCCCAAGTTCATCGGCGACCTCCGCCAGCTCAAAACACTCTCTTTCGACCAACATGGAATCGCCCTTCCCTCGATATATTGTTCTATATTTGTTCTTACGATCTTGACCTTTCTTGAACAATCCAGTTTTTTCCACAATACAAAGTTACTTGGGGACTAACTCGGGGATAAAGATGTCCATCTCAATCAGCGAACGCCTGCGGGCCAGAATCCGGCAACTGGGCATGTCCGTGGCCGAGGTCGCACGAACGGCCGACGTCAACCGATCCTTCGTCTATGACATCCTCAGGGGGCGCTCTCTGACCCCAAGTCTGGAAAAGTTGACGCGAATTGCCGAGGTGGTTCTGGTCAGCCCGGAATGGCTGTTAACGGGAAAAGGCACCATCGATGGTGATGACCCCATCACAGAAGACTACAACAACGATTTTGTCGCAATCCAATCTGTAAAGGCCCGACCCTCAATGGGCGGCGGGGCGTTGGTGGACGTGGAGCCCTCGCGCGGGAGGGACTACCATTTCCGACGCGCGTGGATCCGGGACCGACTGAAGGCCGCGCCGTCAATGTTGCGGGTCATGGCCGTGGAGGGTGACAGCATGACCCCGACCTTGCTTGATGGGGACACAGTTCTCGTTGACCTCAACCAACGCGGCCCCAAGCCGCCGGGCGTGTTTGTCCTGCATGACGGTATGGGTCTCGTGGCCAAACGACTTGAGTATGTGCCATTAAGCGACCCCGCCATGATCAGGATCCTGTCGGACAACCCGCAATATTCCCCCTACGAATGTCTGGCAGATGAGATCAACATCGTCGGCCGTGTTCGCTGGTGCGGTCGGGAGATGTAACCCATACTTTGACAATATGCGGGAAGTACCATGTACTGGCTCCCAGACAAAAAATAACGTTGTTCGAAAAAGGGTGTGCCAATGGAAGTGAGTGGAAAAATCATTGATATCTTGCCCGAAAAATCGGGGCAGTCCGCCAATGGGACATGGCGCAAGCAAGAATATATTTTGGAGACCGGCGGCCAATACCCGAAGAAGGTCTGCTTCATGGCCTGGGGTGACAAAATCGATCAATTCGAGATCAAACAAGGCGACAACGTCACGGTATCAGTCGATCTCGAAAGCAGGGAGTTCAACGGCCGTTGGTACACAGACGTCAAGGCGTGGAAGGTGTCTCGAGATGGTAGAACGGAATATGAAAGCGCGTCCCAGTCGCAAGGGAACAGCGCAGCTCATGGGTCCCAAAATCCATATGATGACGAAATACCATTTTGAGTCTGGCGGCAGGTCATCCCCACTGGTCGTAGCACTTGGCACCGGCGACGATGTAACGTCCACCTGGGACGTTTTTCCACGGCGGTGAGTAATGGAATAGCAGAGCCAAGGAGCCTGCTATTCCATGAAACGCCCCAACCCACTACACCCTGACAAAATGTCACCCGCTGAGCGACGTTCCGAACTCGCTCGCATTCTCGCGGGCGCGATTTTGCGCCTGCACTCAGCAAAAATTGCCCAGATACCGGCTGAACACGGAGACAGTTCGCTACACTTCCCGCGCAAACAGAGCGGTACTGCAACTCCAACTCAGAGGAGATCTGCATGACCACATACGAACCCATCCTGGCGCGCTTGGCCGCTTTGAAAGCCATGTCTGTCAACGAACTAAAGGCCGAATGGCAGGTGCTGTTTAACGCCCCTGCCCCGAATAACAGCCGTAGCTTTCTTCAAAGTCGCTTGGCTTACCGTATTCAGGAGCTGTCCTACGGCGGCCCTGACAAGCAAACACGCAGGCTGCTGGACCTGCTGGCCGACGAGGTAGAAGGCACACTGAAGCGTAAGGCCCAGATTGCCGATCCCCGTAACCCCGTGGTGGGCACCAAACTCATCCGTGAATGGGACGGCATCGCCCACACTGTGACCGTGCTGAAAGAAGGCTTTGAATGGGGTGGCCAGCGCTACAAATCGCTCTCGGCTGTTGCCCGCGCCATCACCGGCACACGCTGGAACGGCTATCGCTTTTTTGGGCTGCGCGAGGGGAAGCGAGGTGAAGCATGAAGGACGTGACCATAAAACCCACCCGCCGCCTGCGCTGTGCCATCTACACCCGCAAATCGAGTGAAGAAGGGCTCGAGCAGGAATTCAACAGCCTCCACGCCCAGCGGGAGGCATGCGAGGCGTACATCGCCAGCCAAAAATCCGAAGGCTGGGCCTTGGTACGCGATCAATACGATGATGGCGGCATTTCAGGTGGAACATTGGAGCGCCCAGGGCTGCAGCAGTTGCTGGCCGACATTGAAGACGGGTTGGTTGATGTGGTCGTTGTTTACAAGATCGACCGCCTCAGCCGGTCACTCATGGATTTTTCCAAGCTGGTCGAAGTGTTCGACCGGAACGGCGTCACCTTCGTCTCGGTGACGCAGTCTTTCAATACGACCACCTCCATGGGGCGGTTGACCCTGAACATCTTGCTCAGCTTCGCCCAGTTCGAGCGTGAAGTCACCGCAGAGCGCATCCGCGACAAGGTGAAGGCCTCGCGCATGAAGGGCATGTGGATGGGCGGCTACGTTCCCCTCGGTTACGATGTCGTCGACCGTAAACTGGTGGTGAACGACGAGGAAGCCGCCAAGGTCCGCATGGTGTTTGAAAGATTTGCGGAGGTTGGATCCGCGACCGTTCTAGCCCGCGAGTTGCGAAGCGATGGGTTCCGAAACAAGCAGGGCACACTGATCGACAAGGGTTACCTCTATCGCCTGCTAAACAACCGCGTCTATCGCGGTGAAGCCGTCCACAAAGGCAAGTCCTATCCCGGTGAGCACGAGGCCATTATCGACGCGCGGCTTTGGGAGCAGGTCCATGACATCATGGGCAAAAGCCCCCGAAAACGGGCCAACAACAGCCGGACGCAAACGCCTGCGCTGCTGAAGGGATTGCTCTTCACCGCCACAGGGGCTGCGATGACCC